TAGCAGCCCTCCATCTGGCATCAGTAATAGATGTGCCTTCCATCATATTCATATTAGCATCCGACATAGGTATACCTGTTGAATCTTGTAATGGTCTTTGATAAGGTGAAGAAGTTAAATTATCTGCTGGATAAATAGGATGTTTAACACCTAATCCGTCTACATAAGATAAACCAACATAATTTACATAATCAGGAGGTAATGGGATTTGCCCAGAAGGAGGAAGAGATAATTCTTGAGATTTAATTGATTTTAATGTATCATAACTAAATTCTTGTAAACCTCTTTTAGCATGAAATATAACTTCATTTCTACCTACATTTGATATTAATTTTTGATATCCTACATAAGCAAACATAAAGTTATTAATAACATCCTCTAGACTTATATAAGCATAATTTCCATAATTTTCCCATAATTGTTCCTCCCTTAATTTAACCATAAAAACATTAGCAGCTACTAATGGTGTGGTTAATGCAATACTATTTCCAGTTACTGTGACTGTATATAAAGGATTAGCTTGTAGAGTATAAGGAGTAAAAGTAGCCCCTCCATCTACACTTATAAACATGTCAAAATTGTTTAAAGGGAAATTAAGCGCTGTAGTATCATTAGTATAATATATTAAATCAGTATTAAAAGTAGTAACAAACGGCCCAGATAAGGCGGCTGGATCTACTACAAATAATTGCTCTCCAATATAATATTGAGTATTGTTTTCTGTTATAAGTGCCATCTAATTATGATTTTTCATTTTGATCTTCTGCTTGAACTATCCCAGCGGCTAATTGAATAACACTTGGATCTTCAACCACTATTCCTGCATATACTAATATTCTTAATATAATTTCAGTTTGTTCAGAAATATGTAATTCAAAATCCTGACTACCATTAGCATTGTAAATATATTGTCCTTGACCTCCTGTAGTATAATTCCATACCACATCTAAAGGTGTTCTTATATAAGATACAGTAATTCCAGTTTGGATAGTTGTAGGATAAACAAATAAACCCCCTTGTTCATATAAATATACAGGAAACATTTCTGTGGGTTTTGTAATAGGAGATAATTCTTGTTTAATTAATTCATTTCTTTGTATATATTCAGTTTCTTTTGCAACCCCATAAGGATTTGTATATATTACACTCCCAATTCTATAAAATTGATTCGGAAATAATTGTATTAATATTACATCCCCTAGAGCTGGTATTGCTAACATTTGAAGAATATTGCTATTAGAGCTCCATGTATAAAGTCCTGCTGCTACTTCAGCCCCATTTAAAAATACTTTAATATCAGCATTTTGAGATTGGGCTGTAGTCCAAGTTGTTACAGTAAATGCGCTTACTATCGCATCACCTATAAATGTTTGTGTGAAGGCTGGAATTGTTGTAATACCTGGAGGGGTAAATCGATCAACATTAAATGTAGCTGGCCCTATAGTTTGGAAAGGCTCTAACATTTGATCTACATTTTTAATTCGATTACCATATTCGGTATCATTTTGAGGAAGACGGTACTGTTGATTTAAATCACTTGCATATCCTTCGAACATTGTTCGTTGAACTTGAGTCCCAAATTTATTAAATTCATCTGGTGTAATATATCCTCTTTGTTGTTGGTTAAGGATTAATAAAACCGTTTTATAGACTATATCTACGTTTACCGCCATTATAATTTCTTTATAATAAAAAGGCGGCGTGATGCCGCCTCTCTATTGTTATTTATTAGATGATCTTTTTTTCGATCGTCTTATATACTTCTACTCCTTCATCTGTTTTAAACCATGCAGCTAATGCTGAATATGGATTTTCATCAAAAGGAATTGTCATTAATTTACGATCATTAGTTCCCCACATAAAGTATCTTTGATCTTGTGATAATTTTACTATGTGTTGTTCTGTTGCTTTAATCGCAAAGTTTCTTAATTCGACATTTTCATCTTGTACAAGATTAATAAATAAAGCAGGATTTGCTTTTGCCATTCTTAAAATATCTCTTCGAATTTCTTTAGAAGACATATTGGCAACTTTAGTTCCCATTTCTACTCTTAAAATAGCTTCTGCATGATCTACTTCAATATCTCTAGCGGCATTAAGTGCCATGATTTCCATCTCTAGATCTACTAAATCGTCTTTTGCTTCTGTTACTGCATTATATTCATCATAATCTTTTCCTTTTCTTGGATGATATAATGATAATAATTTTTGTAAATTTACTTTTTCTTTAGGTACAAATAATGTTCCGTCTTTAAAAACGATATGTTGCAAAGTTGCTTCACCTTTCTGCTCATCTTGAAAAGGAGATGGCTGATTAGTAGCATATCGTAATGCTCTCTGTTCTTTTTTTACCGTATCAAAATACAAAAGAGGATGTCTTGTTGTATGTTTACTCGGTATAGTATAAGTTACAGGGGTATGATGAGTTCTTAAGTAATAAGTTCTATCTTTTACTTCCCAGCCATCATTCTGAGTTTCTTGAGTTTCTTTACTCTTTTTTGCCATGATATAATATAATTAAATAGTTAAAAATAAAGGCACTGGGTGCCGAAGCACCCGTTACCTTATAAATAATTATGCACTGAATAGTACAAAGTTATTAGCTGCCTGTACACAAAGACATCTTTCTGATAAGAAGTTTACTTGCATAACGTCAACGTCAGAGGTGTAAGCACCACCAACAGATCCAGTTAACCAAGATTTCATTCTTCTATCATCAGCTTGAGAAGCTCTATATCTTACGTGTAAGAAAGGACGTCTAATGTTTGTACCAAGAACTTGGTCATAAACAGTAGATGTTCCAGCAGGAACTAATACTCCTTCAACATTGCTAGCTCCATTAAAATTAGTGGAACCACCTCTTGTAGAAGCATCATTTAGATATTTCCATGAAGTTTTATAGAAGTCATAAGAACCTCTTCTAAAACCAGAAAAGCCTAAATTAAGCGCCATTTCTTCAGAGTTTTCAAATACACCATAAGATGTACCTCCAGCTCCGTAAGAATTTTGCACAGCTAACATATTATCAAAATTTAACTCAGTAGCTCTATCTAAGAAAAGCATGTTTTCTTCAATAGCACCCTGAGAATCTAAGTTTTGAAGAATAGCATCAAAGTCAGCCATTCCACCAGCAAAACCAGTCATCACGTTACCTCGAGCTTGAATAGCGTCGAACATACCTTGAGTACCTAATTGGTTACCTGCAGCAAATGCAGAGAAACCAGTGTTATTAGCTGCTGGGATTGCCCCACCAATAGCCGCTGCATAGAATCCACCTGGTGCGCCAGCTGGTCCTGATGTAGCATCAGAAATTTGGCCTTCAATAACGACCATTTCTAAATAATCTTCAAATCTTAATCTAGTTTCACCTTCAGCTTTTAGATACCATAAAAAACCTCCAACTCCATCTTCTGCAGAAACCTCAACCCAACCTATTTGAGCTGTATCAGAACCAGATATTGCATATCTATCTCTGATAATTATTGGTTTATTAGAAAATTGAGTGAAAGCTGGATCTATGTTTTCAGTAACTAAACCAGTACCGTCAACGCCCGCTGGTGATAAACCAGATGCTTTTCCAAATTCAGAACCATAAACATATGTTTTAAGTCCTGCAGCACCAGCACCGAAAGCTGCTTGTAAGCTTGCTTGCTGATATGGATATGCTGTTAAAACCGTACCAACTACTCCAGACACGAATGCCTTTACTGTAGCAGCAGGGTTTAAGGGATCCATAATAACTACTGTCATATTTGGTGTAATAACGTTATTAACGCCCGCAACAACGGGTAAGTTAATATCGACTGTGTTTACACCTGTTAATGTACAGCTGTCATATGAAATGTGTAATCTATTTTGTTCAGACCAGATTACTTGGTCACTTGTCATTGGTAATTCAGCTCCAACCATTCTCAAAAATCCACCTAACGTTCTATTACCATATCTTTCGACTTCAGCTTCGTATACTTCAGGAAGATACTGCTGAGCAAAGTTTCCACCTGCCGCGCCGTCAAATACTAAATAGTTTGTGTTAAGGACTTGTTGAGTTTGAGAAGGTACTATACTACCAAATTGAGGTGTTAATACTCCCATTTCAAATTAATTTTTAATTGTTAAAATTTACGTGTTTTTATTCTAAGTTTCGAAGAATCATCACCACTCACAACCCTCATCTTAATTCCACCAACATTTACATTAGGAGAACTCTCTCTCACTTTTGTACTAATGTTTTTAGAAGATGCATTTATATCTCTAGTTGCATCGGCTTTGCCTTGCTCATAGAAATGATGTGCAATTTGATCAGCATTGGTTGCAGAATAAATAGCTTTATGATAACCTAAAGGGTCTGTTACATTGCCTTCCTTATCCAAGAACTTTTGAGTGAAAGTACTAATGTCTTTTTGATTATCTGCCAACTCCAACGGGTTTTTAATTTTATATCTAAATCTTTTATCTCCGACATTATATTCGAAACCTTCGAATTCATCAGATAAAAGAGTTTTAGTTTCATCTAAAAACTTTTCATGTTGTTGTTGCCCTATTTCTTGATTCTCGTGATAGCGATTGAAAAAGTCCATTGCCTTCTGTTGTTCTTGGGTAACGCCGGGTCTCAACTTGATTTCGTCGTAATATTTAACCTTCAGATCTTCTAGGAAGTTCTTTGCTTTTGCAATTGCTTCTTTTTTAGCGAGTTGTTTTATTTTGACGTCTCGCTCCTCGTCAATCTCAGTATCAAATTTAAAGTTTTCTTCCATAATGAAATTAACTTCGTCATTATTCAAATGAGGTTTTGTTTTCATGTAATACTCTTTTAATAGCACATCTTCATTAATATTAGAATAATCTGCATTGAGCCTTACATAATCCTCAACATTACCACCAGTTTCTTCCATAAAAGAAACAAGTTTTTCAACATTTTCTGGTAATTTTCTTTGAGGTATATTTTGTTTAACTGATTCTGTAGTTTTAGTTTTAACCGGTGCAGGCTTTTTTTCCTCCACTTTTATTTCTTCAAGTACATCTTTTGTCTCTACTTTTTCTTTTTTACTTTCTTCGGTAGGTTTTTCATCTGTTGACTCGATGTCTCTGATCTCCACCTTTTGAACATCTTTGGGCGGTTGATGAGCATCCATATCAATTGACTTCGACTCTTGAATGGCATCTTTAACTTTTTCTACTGGGTCTTTGACCTCTGATTTAACTTCTTTTTTTACTTTTTCTTTTTTAACCGGTAGTTTAGATAAATCTACTTTAGTTATTTCCGGTTCAGCACTAAGTGCTTTTTTAGGTACCTTTATTTTGGTTACCTCTTGTTTTGTCTTTGACATAATAAAATATTATAAAATTAATAAAATAATTATCTAGGTATAAATTGTTCTAAATTTAATCCTGATAATCCATCATTTTCCGATTCAAAATTTTTCGGTAATAAATCGTTTTGGCGTTGTGAAATCATTTCACTTTGTTGAGTAGCTTGAATTTTAGTACGCTTATCTTTCCTGTCTTCAATATATCTTTCTTTAGATTCTTCATTTTGTCTTTGCATACCTGCTAATCTTAATTGATATTGAAATTCTATTTCCATCAATTCTTTTTTAATTGCAGCTTCTGTTTCTAATTTTTGAATTTCTAATTGAGCTTCGCCTTGTTTTATTTGAAGTTCTTTTTGTGCTAAAGCTTCTTGCTTTTGCACTTCATACATAGCTGCTTGTTCAGTCGCTTGTGCATTTGCTGCAGCTTGAGCTTGAATATTAGCTTGCTGCATTTCTTGATCTTTTGCTTGCTTTTGTTTACGTTTTAATTTAAGTAATTGATTTGCTAACTTTAAATTCTTAACTTGTCTAATATCAATTGCGTCTTCTATATCTATACTTTGTTGTTGAAGTCCCATTTGTATATTAGTCTCTAATACAGCTTTTTCTTCTTCATCTGGTTCTAATTCTAAATAAATACCAAAATCAAATAAATTAAGATTTTTCATTTCTTCTAATGAACCAGTATTAAATCTACTTATTGCATTAGTTAAAGATTCTGCAGTTAAAGCATAATCTAATACATCAGCAATACGTAAAGAAATATTTTCGGCTATTCTTACACTCATATATAACATTGATTGTAATATATGACGTGTAGCTACATTTGAGGCTGCAGCTGCTAATTTTTGTAAACCAACTAATGCATATTGATCTGGGTTACTTGCATCTCGTGCTTCATTTAATCCGGTTACATCTCTTATCATTTGTAAATAATATTGATAAGTACTAATTAAAGAAGAAATTTTAGCTTGCGATGCTGAGGTTTGTAATTCTTGAATTGGAACCATTCCTCTATTTGGATCTCCATCTTGTGTTTGTGATCTACCTACAATACTACCAGTTTGGAAATACATATTTAATGCTTCCTGTGGATTATAGTTTGTTCCATTCCCTAAGTCTACTTCTGATAACCCATCTACATCCACAAATACTCCATCAGGTACCATACGAGATATTACTTGTTGAAGTTTTAAATGCGTTAATTGGATCATATCCGCAAACCCAGTACATTTACTTACTACCGATTCTACCCTACCTCTATAAATTCTTGGAGCTGTAATAACATAATTCATTCTACATTTAGTAGTATCAGCTGCTGGACGAGTCATATTTTCTGCCATTCTCCATTCTAGCATATTCTCAATACCTAATACTTTAACTCCTGAATATAATACTTCAATTTTTCTACTTACTTTATCAAATTTATCACTTGGAGGTGGATCAAAGAAATCTGTCTTTTTAAGAGATTTTTGTAATCCCTGATCTGTTTGTTTTATTTTCCATACTTGTTCTGAATAAGTTTTATATTCAAAATATAATAATTGAATTATATCAGGATCTTCATTCCAATTTCTTAAATAATTTTGTGTACCAGGAAACTTCTGGATTTTATCCATTTCCTCTACAGTTAAATGTGGGAATTGTTTAGCTAATTCTGCAATACTTACTGATTTAACTTCTCCTACATAATATATATCTTCAAAATTTGGATCTTCTGTATAAGAATATACTAAATTAGCAGGGTCCACATAATCAACTGTAATTCCATTAGAAGTATTATAGTTAGTTTTAGAACAAGCAATACCTAAAACAACAAGATCATATAGTAATCTTCTTTTTGTTTCATGGTATTTATTATTAGCTAGTACATTTGTAATAGCCTCTTCTTCTGCTATTTCAATACTTTGCTTATAACTAAGCTGCATATGTAAACTTAATTCTTCTTTATTTTCTGGTAATTGCTCTGGATTTGCAGTTTGAAACATATTTACACCAGTATCTTTTTGTATCATCTCAATAAAACTCCTTGCATTCATATCTCTTAAAAGAGTTTCTGCATAAGTAGTTCTTTTCTTTTGAGACTCAGGATCTTGAGCATAAGACTTTATTTCATAATTTCTTTGGGACATTCCATTAACTACTATATCCACAAATTTAGATATAATAGGTACTGGTTTCCAATCTAAATTAAGATAAGATAAATCACCATTAATAGCTAGTTCATCTTTATATTTTTGAATAGGTTGCTCCCCTCTTGCATATAATCTACGAGTATGAAATTGATTAAAATTAACAATAAATCTATCTCCACCACCTCGTGTATTTCTAAACCATTCATTTTCAATAGCTCGTCCTACCAATGTTCCATATTCCAACGACGCCTTTTCTTCATCTGGTACTACCTGACTTGGAAAGCTACTGTTATAATTAGTTGTTATCATTTATTTTATTAATTTTGATAAATTTTTACCCGTACTATTATCATATTTTGCAAAATTTAAAAGAACATCCTGTTTTTCAATTTTAGCATGAGGTCTGTATCTATGTTGATTACACGCCATCAAGGCTAACCCGGAACTAATAGATGCATCATGTGATGTTCTATTATTTATATTAAATCTTGCCCAATCCTCTAAAGTTCTTTGGAAATATAAATCTCCATAAGTTTCCCCTAAATTGCCAACAAAAGTTTCAATATAAGTTTCAATAGCTGCGGCATGAGCTTGCTTTATATCTTCACTTGAATTTGGTATCCCGCCAATTTCTCTTTCTGTTACTGATAATTTAGTTAGAGCTTTATCTGGCCTATTAATAGAAAAATGCCTATATCCTCTGCGACGTAAATAATACAAAAGTCTAGGTTTGTTATTTTCCGCTAAGATAGGCATTCCATAGAAGATTAGTGCCATAAGCACATCTTCAAAAAATATTTCAGCCGTTTGTGGTCTAGCTATATATTCTAAAAAGAAATGATTTGCAGGAACATTTTCCATAGACCATTTAGTTAATCCATGTAATGATCCATTTGAACCTCGTTTATCCACTGTCCCTGATATATCATAAGGGTCACATCCAAATGCGCCAAGATGTTTATTACCAGGATATTTCATTCCTCTTTTTATAATTACACTATTTTGAAGATTTTTAGGGGGTAGCCAGGAAATATGAAATTTTCCTTTTGGATTTGGCATAAATAATACACGACTATCTCTGATACTATCTTCCCATATAAAATTTCCCTTAGTAATTATATTATTATAATTTATATCTTCATTCCAATCTATCTGTTCATAGATTCTAGTTAAATTAAATAAAGATTCTTTAGTTTCGTCTCTAAATGCATGTTTTTCTGTACGTGGGAATTGACGATAAAATTCATTTAATCCATCTGCATCATCTTTTAATCCATCAACTTCATTTTCCCAATAGTTAATAACTCCAATTTTAATTCTTCCTCCATAGGGTCCAAAACTCGGGGCTTTGGGGGTTTCGAATACAGGTAGGCCATAAGAATCGATGTATCCTTCGTAGTTCCATTCCATAGGTATGAACAAAGAATAGAGTCCTGAGCGAGTCTGTCCATTGGCGTTTCTTTTTGTAACATCTGAATCATTATATAATTTTTTAAAGTTATCACCTCCTTTATCTAAAGCATTTGAAGTAGATCCCATCATACATTTACCAATAATCCTACTACCTAATCTTAATGTGGTTTTTGTAACTCTCCAGTTATTTAAAATATTAGTTGGTCTTTCCCACTTTCCAGATTCATCATGTACTAATAATTGTAATTTTTCACCATCATAACTATTATCACCAGTATTTTTCCAGTCAATAGTTGTATCTAATCCTTCTAATTCTTCTTCTTTTGTACCTAATTCTATTTTTCTTCTTGTAAATTTAGAAGCCGGTACTCTATATGCTAATTCTGTTTTAGGACGATCCATACCATCTTGAATCGGTTTAAAAAAGAAAGGATAGTTAACTGAAATTGGTACAACCTTATCTGTAAACATCTTTTTAGCATCAGGACCAGTTTTAGATAATATTCCATATCTGGAATCACTTGCTAAAGTAGCTAAGTTTACAACCTCTCCTGAGGCCATAAAAGAGAATCCTGATCTACGGTTTTTAAGGTAACAAATTCCATAACATCTATTGTCGGCTTTACAAGCTTCCCAGAATATAAAGAATAATCTATTGGCTTCTCTAAAGTCTGGTGCCCCAACATCAATCTTACTCCACTGCAAGTACATATAGTGAGTCCCAGTAAGATAAGTATTAATATTTTTATTTTTAAACCAAAATCCTTCGTCTCTCCTTTTAAATTCTTCATCTATATAATTATGCCATTTTTCTTTAAACTCTTCTGGATAATCTTTCCAATCAAATACTGTTTTTATTCTTTGTAATTCTTTAGCATATTCATGCTTTTGCCATGAATTATTTTCAAATTTAATAACAGTTTTAGGTACTTTAGGTAAAGCGATTTTAAGATTTTGTATTTCATAAATTTCTCCAATCTGCCCAGTCTTACTAATAACTATAACATCATGGTCATCATTATATCCATATTCCCATTTTTTATAACGATTTAATCTTTTTATAACTTTAGGTTTAATATAGTTAGTTAAGACTTTATATAAAGTTTGCTTATACATTATTTAGACCTCCCTTCTGCAAAACCTTTAAAAGTTTTTTCTTTCTTAACTTTTTTAGGTTTATTTTCTAACATATCTTTTTCTTCATTAATTCTATTAAGAATTTCAAAAGCATCGAATATAGCTAATTTTTTAGTGGCTGCAGCATTCTTTAATCTATCTGCGGAAATATCATCGTCTGAATCTACAATTGGTTCTTTAGCAACTTTGATTAATTCTTCAACTGCTTTGTGCCCAGCTTGGATTATATTCAGTTTCGTTTCCTTTATATTCGTCATATTTAATAACAATATCTTTAGATTTCATACAATATAATAATTGTCCATCAATTATAAATTCCCATTCTCTCATAGGATTGAATCCTACCACATCTTCTTTATGGACATCTAGTTGTGTTAATATACTATTAGTATATTTTAACACGCCTTTTTGTTGTTTTAATATTTCTACTTTAGACTTATCAGTTTCTCTAACTGGTTTTATAAAACAATAGTCAAGATTGGTTATCCATTCTTTATTTTGTTTATATAAATATATTTGTTCTAAAGGACAAAAATATAAATCTTCTGTAAAATAATTTCTACTATTTCTTTCATTACCTCGTACATCATACCATCTTCGAAATATATTATGATGTACAACAACTATGTCACCTTTTTTAATATTAGTGTCAATAGCTGTAGGTATAGAAATTACTATAGCCATTCTATTTATATATACAAATTCTTCTATATTTGTATTTACAATTAATTTAGAATCTCCTACTTTTTTTTCATTATTATACCTTCCATCAATAGGAGATATAATAAAATTAAATAAACCTTTCATTAATATTCTAAATCATATTCAACAGAAATTGCCATATGAGAATTAAATTTTTTCCAAGGCACAATTTCTTTGTTTTTTTTAATTAAAATATTATAAGAATTATCTTTCTCTTCATGTAATATATGAGAAATTTCATGACCCCCATAAACTTGTTGGCCTACAGCATAATGCATTGCATCATTTTTATAATCTGCTCCTATACTGATTTTTCTTATATTACTCGACATTATCTTTAACCGCCTCATATGAACCATCTTCTAAATTAATATTAATGGCTCCGTACTTCTCTTCTAATTCTTTTTTTAGCTTTTCTTGATCTTCATTAACACCAGCTAAGTCATGTAAGATTGCGTGCTTTTGAGATTCTAAAACCCCCATATTTTGCAACATAACTCTTATCTTCTTTTGAAAATCAATTATTTTATCGAATTCTTCTGTTTCTAATTTATTTACTTTTTCACTCATAATTTAAATTTTATTTGATTATTATTAATTTTTATATATACTCGTTGCTTTTTCAGTCGTACGTCCGCCAAAATAGGCAAGAACGACGGCCATCATGACCTTCTCAAAAGTATCATTCCATAATGAATTAATTTGAAAAGGTATGTTTTCTACACTATCTAAAATTCCTGCTAATGAAAATATACATATACACCATACGAGTACTAGTGGACGTACATTTTTCGATAACCAAGAATCGGACATTGAGTCTGCCTCCCATCTTGATGTAACAGCTTCTAGCTCTTTATTTTGTTGATCATATATTAATTGTTGCAGTTTAATTTTGTCATCTTGGCTTACACCAGATTTAGTTATTTCTGCAAGAGCTTCTTTTGGTGATGTAACACCTTGTAATATATTTCCTAAAGTAGGATTAATAACAGAAGCCGCACCAAATAATAGTTGGCCAACTGTCGTGTCTTTAAACTTCTTTTTTAGTTTACTCATTATTTAGGTTTAGGACCAGCAGAACTTCTTTTCTTTCCTTTACCAGAACCTTTTTCTACCCATTCCCAATCTGTACAAACTTTTTTCATCCCAGGTTTTTTATCTACACCTTGAACACCATCTTTTATACCTGCTTTATCATCATCAGTTGGTTTTTCACCTACACATTTTCCATCCACCAATCTTTGCCATTTCTTTCTACATTTTTTTTCTTTTGGATCTTTTGGATCTTTTTCTGGACCTACACATTTACCTAAATCTTCACTCCAAGTTTTCTTTCCTTTACATCCACCTCTTATTTTTGATTTGCTTTTTTCACCACCAATTGCACCTTTTACAGTTTTATCTTCGCCTTTGACACATTTCTTTTTAGCTGCATCCCAAGTACCATTTTCTTCCAAACATGCCTTTTTAGATGGTACTTCAGCTTCTTGAGTTTTCGTTGAAGTTTCTTCTGGGGCATCACCTTCAGTTCCTTCAGTATCTTCTGGAGGAGTATAATCTGGATCTGGAGATCGCGAACATTTTATCTTTCTACCAGTTTTTGAATCTACCCGAGTCTTGCCATCATCTTTCTTTCCACAAGCTCTCGTATATATATCTACTGCTGGATTTTTTTTACCTTCAGTTCCCTCTGTACCTTCTAATTTTTCTTGATCTTCTATTTCTCTAGCCCTTACATTACTATCTTCGTCAGAAATATCCGTAACTGTTTGGGTTTTTGTAACTTTTACGCAGTTTCCTTTAGAATTATATTTACCATCTTCTCCGCCTTTCGTTTTACATGGTTTACCGGATTCACCTGCATTTAATGGAGATGATTGGTTTAATGGAGATGAATCGCCACAATCATTACATGGTAATGCTGATGATTCCTTCATATAAGCACCATCTTTTGATTGTACTAAATCATCACCTTTATTTAAATTATTTAATGGAGATCTTTCATTCCAATTCAATGGAGATCCATACCCTTGATTAAAAGGGGAATATTTCATTCTAAAAGCCGAGCTTACAGTGTTAAGAGCCTTTTGAGTATTAGATTTAATAAGATTTTGTTGGTCGCTAAAATTCATTGCATCAAAGTCTGTAGCTTGTTTTTTAGCATCTGGTCCTTTAAATTTTATATCTTGTCCACCTGTTTGATCTGAATAACTTCTAGTGTCTACACCTCCTTTTAAAGTGGCCCCATAAGAACCTCTATCTACATTAATCTCTCTTTTACCGCCACCAATTGGTGTTACAGTTCTACCAGAAGCAACTCCTACACCACCTTTTGATGTATCCCAATCAGTTCCTCCTTTACCAGCTATTTTATCAATACCAGGCGTTAATGCTTCAGCAGCATCTCTGGCAAGATTTCTTCTACTCCATCCACTTTGTTCTTTTCCAGTTGCACCGGAGCCTCCAGTTATATTCCATTTACCAGTTGTAGCGTCTTTAGTAGCTTCATAACCACCAGTTTTTCTAATTTGTTTTTTTATTGCTCTTTTAGTTTGGCGGTAATCTTTGCCTCTACCTTTTCTAAATAAGTTTAATTTCCCCATAATTAATAATTTTATGCGTTATAATAATCTTTGTTTTGTTTTTTAAATTCTTTATTTTTTTTCCATGCCCTTATTTCCCATGGTAAATTTTTAGCACCTTCTACCATATCGGCTCTACCCCATTCTTCCCAAGGTAAACTTTTATCTTTGCGCCAATATACATTATCATCATCATACATTAATAATCCATCTTTAATATCTTCTACATGCTGACCTTCATGGGCTTTTACTTCTTCTTCTTTTACAGGGTCTAATCCTTCTTGAACAAGTATACTACCATTCATATTAGTCTTGCCCATTACACCCGGTTCATCGGCTTGTAAATCTCGATGATAGATTGGAGTGTTATCACAGTTATATGGAGGAGGTTTCATTTTATATCCCATTATACATTGTCATATTTAGGTTTATAAGGAAATTTTTTATTTAAAAGGTCTTGTCTTTTTTTACAACCACAGTCTTCTCTAGCTACTTTTTTAACTAAACTTTTTATCCCTGTTGCACTAGTAATTTTCTCAATTGAATCTCCTAAGCCTCTAGATCTCATTTTATTTATCTCTATGTGATCTTTCTAAGTCGCCTTTATTGCCGCCATATGTTTGCATATTTAGACCTGATCTTTGACCAGTTAAATCATCTTGTACTGGAGTATCAGTAACTTCTCTTTTAGCTTCTCCCCAAAGGTTAGAACTCATATGTTTTCCTATCTGACTTGCAGATTCCCACATATGCATACCAGATGAATATTTAGCTTTTCCGTCTCCAGAATAACGAGCTTCATGCATATGGTGAGCTACGTCATCGTAATGCTCATCATCTTTGATTCTTCTTATTTCATCTCTGTCATAAGCAATTCTATGAGCTGCGCCTTCGTTTAATGGTGAATTATTTTTTGCCATTGTTTTTGTTTTTAATTGTTATTTATTATTTAAATCTTTAATATCTTTTTCTATTATTTTCCACCTTGTGCTGTTATCGCTTCATCTAAATCATTAGACAATTTATCTGCTATTGCATCAATTTCAGAAGCTGACCATTCGGACCTTAATTTATATGAATCATCTGTTGATGGAACGTATACTGCTGATGCCATTACTTTATTGCCATCATCATCAATTCCTTGTTTTATAAATTTAATTTTTTCGACTACATCCATTCCTGAACATATTTTTGCTACCCATGTTATTGCCATAATTTTTATATTTAATTAAGTTAAACTTACTCTTGTTTCTGTTGCATATACATCATAAGTTCCTGCTGCCATAGCAACTTTTAATACCCCACTTACTGCTGTATAGGTTCTAGCTGCTGCAGCGCCTGATATAGGTTGCGATGCAACTACATCTATACCGCTTAATGAATAAGAAACTAAATCGTGTGCTATATTTCCTGCTGAATTAACCCAAACAGATGCTAAACCACCATAAGTAGCTGGATTACTTATTGCTATTGCACTTGTTGAAACACTTATAGCAGCTCTATATGAGTTTACAATTCCCCCCGTACTTGCATTGGTAGGGTTTACTTGTACAATTCCAGTTTGATTTATTGTTAAAGCGTTTGTTAGTGTTCCTGCTCCTTCTGTACTAAATATTAATGTGCCATTATCAGTATCAACTTGGTCCATTGTAATTCTAGCTTTTGAATCAGTTGTAGCAGCATCTTCTACAAAATCAATATAAGGTGCATTTGAACTATCGTGTATAATTACATTTCCTGCAAAAGTTGCGTTATCACAAGTAAAGTTTATATCATCTTCTGCTGAAACAGACATATCACCTGTGTTGTGATCATATCTAAAGCCTGCTGCAGCAGAACTAGTTGTATCCCCAAAGAAAATTGTACCTACACCTGAATCTGATGTATTAGAAATTGTTATTCCAGTTGCTGTAGTACCTGGACCTGTTATCACAAAATCATCAGCTGCTGCATTCGCAGCGGCAACAGTACCAGTACCTATTGTTACCGTCCCATCACCATCAAGTGTTATTCCTGGAACTAAGCCTAAGGGTAATGCATCGGGTTGATATGTTAATTGTAGTCCACCTCCATATTGGGTGTCTGCACCAGTTCTATAACCTCTAAGAGAACCTACAGGCTGTGTATTATCAGGATCTCCTGAATGATATCCTTGAGTAAACATAATTTGGGCGCCTGCATCTCCTGGTGTTGCTCCTGCAGGATATTCTAATTTTAAAGTTGCAAAACCATTCACGGTTGATGGCGCTGTAGAGCCCACAAAGTGCGCTAACGAAGGTGCTGTTGTAGTACTACCTCCTGCTTGCGGTATTTCATTAACTTGAAGTCTTGCTTCTGGATTATCAACTGCAATCCCAACATTTCCGTCTAAATCAATACGCATTCTTTCTACATTACTTGTATTAAATAATATATTACCTGCAAATTCATTATCAAATTGTATATCGCCTATTACGCTATTTCTTAATAGTATTCCGGTACCACCAGCTGCAGTATTTCTTATATATGATGTTCCTATAGCATTATCAAAGAATAAATGGGATCCTGTATGGTAAAGTTCTGAATCTGCTCCTGTTCCAAATTTTGCTTTAACACTGTCATTATAAACAACATCACCTATCATTGTACCACCAGCAAGTGGTAAGTAATCTCCTAAGAAATCAGTTGGTGCAATTTGAATATTAGCTGCCCCTTGATATCCTACTATATAATCTACTGTTGGAACTGTTGTTCTAACCGCAAAATCTGAAAATTTTACATTTGCCATTTTTTATTTTTTATGTGTTATGTTATGGGTTTGCTATCATAAATTGAAGAGAAGGCACAGTGACTTCTAAAATTAGAAAGTCTATACCATTTTCTCCTAGTATAAAATCTACACTAGGTAAACTACCTGATCCCGGATCTACCGGTAGAGCTAATATAGCATTAGCGTTTGAAATATTTCCTGTTCCTGTAGACATAATAATTTATAATAATGCAATAATATTTGATGCAGTTGTACCTAATGTATTTACTCTTCGTACTGATAAAGGAATAAATGAAGCATTACCTATATTTACCAAAGTTACAGTATTATTTTGAGTAGTTGTTACAGAAATATCTCCTGTGGTTCCTACATATAATAATAATCCTGTGTTATTGTCTTGATTTCCATTATATACTTCATAAGTAGCCCCTATTGCCATAATTGCAGTGTCAAGTACAAGTGTCGTTTCACTTGTGACTTCCATAACTATTGCTATAGTTGTTGCTGTAGTATTATAAATAATATCCCCTTTTTGAACCCCATCGGTTAAAAAAGTTCCTGCACCTGCAGTCATATTTGGTACCCCTGTTCCAGCTGTTACTGTTCCAGATGATTTAATTCCTGGTGCTGGAATATTTATTGTATTACTAGGTATGACTGGAATTGCACTTATTGCTTGATTTTGTACATCGTATGCTCCCATAATTTTTTAATATTTACCTTTTGCTATTTCTGTTATTGGTCCTGCTTTATAAGGAGTCATTGCTTTAGGTAATTTAATACCCCATAAGCCACTACTTCTTCCTGGACCGTGTTGTCTGTTTAATTGTGATAAAGGGCCATCCCATATATGTGATTCACCTTCTATACCTATTTTTTTTCCTTTTTTTTCCATAATTGTTAAACTATTCCCTGTGTGTTATAAAAACTTTCATATTGTTCATTTAATCCTTGATCTGATTTAACATTAGGATTAAATAAAAGATTATTAAATTGATTTTGTCTATCATCTATACTTTCATTTGGACCTCCTCGGAATGCAGCAGGAACTTCCCCAAATCCTACACTAGCTTGTCTAGATTCTTCATCTCCATATAAACCTTGTACAGAATTCATACGAGACGCACGACCTGCCATTCCACCATCTTTTTGTTGATATTCTCCTATTTCATATCCACCATAATCTTGACCACCAATACCAACTCCACCTATTCTTCTAGTACTAGTACGCACATTAAAATTAGTTGGTCCTTTTCTTGTTAAACCGGACATTAGACCTTGATGCTCTAAATAATTAGCTCCAGTATTATACCCTACATCATTGCTTTGATTAGAAACTCCTCCGAAATTAGGGACTTGAGCAACAAATGGTTCATCTGTAGCCGGTGTTATTGGTTGATTTTGAGGAGCTTCAGGATTATTAGCTTGTAGTCTTTCCTCCATAGCTGCCATCCTGGAAGTATTAGAAGATATTCCCTGTCCAATTATTCCTAATCCTCGTAATCTTTTTATTTCACTAAAAGATTTTCCTACCAAATTAGATAAAGGTGATTTTTTCATTTTTATTTTCTATGACGTTCAGCACATATTTTAATACCTTCTGGATTTGGTGCATTACCAGAATGTCCAATAGCAGACATTATTCTACCTGGAGTGTTTACTGGATAAGTTCCTTCTGGAGCTCCTCCAGCTGGCCCACAAAATTCATCTTCAGGTACATTAGGATATTTACCCGCATTAGACCCTCCTCGTGCTTTACTTACATTAAGTGGAGATCTTCCTCCTACTTGACTTAATGGTGAATATTTCATGTTAAATGCCATAATTTATTTATTTAGTTGTGATTAATTTTATATACATGTCTTCAATGCCTTATTATAGGTCTGACCAGGAGGACATGTTTTTTGAGATTGTTTTTTAATTCCAGTACCTATTAAACCAGTTGTAATACTAGAAAGATTTGTAGAACTTGTACTAATTCGATTAAAATTAGTTGTTACTAAGTCAACACATGCACCATTCTCCCATTTTTTGTCCTGTGCGCTCTCACATGCATCTATTTTAGCTTGATGTGCGACTTTTCCTTCTTCTTTCTTAATATTTTTGACTCGCTCTAATTTTAAATCATGTCGGGATTTATCATATTTTTCTGGCTTACCTTTTGTATTAAATGTACCTTTATGAGCATTTGGATCAAATATATCTCCTATATTACTGCCTAATCTACCAAAAAATGTTTTCCCGCTTTCGTCAATTTGTTTTGTTCTTTTCTCTTGACCAAGTTGCCAACCTGCTAATCTTTTTCTTTTTCTTGCAGCAGAAGCAGTTTTCCCCAGTGCTTCATCTTCCGCAATTCCTTTTTTCAATCTTGATCCTCTACTAGTTTTTTTGTTTTTAATACAACCACCACCATTTGGATCTACATGTTTTCCTGGTGGGCAAGGTTTTTCATCTCCAGTTAAATCTGTATTAGTAGCTGTACTAGTATAATAACCACCATCACCACTAGAATAATCTTGGGTTATTTGATTTACTGTGTGGATTTTTTGTTCTCTACTATATGGTGTAACTGTAGGAATAGCATCAAATGCTATAGTATCTAGAGGGGAACTGGATGTAATCTTTTTACCCATAATATCTTTTTTTGTCTTTATTTATATGATTAATAGAAACTTGTAAAACTTTATCCATATAGGATTTACCTTTCATAATAGAGTTTCGTCTTTCGCTAGT